AGGAAAGCCTTAAATACAAAGCACAAGGCGTTCAAGTTATGGATAACATTCTCAGGACGCAGGCGGCTATTGTGGCGAGGGCTGGATCTGGCGGTATTGACCCATTCTCAGGTAGCGCATTAAAATTAGCAAAGTATGCGGCGGCTAAAGGCGTTCAAGAAATGTATACTGTTCAAGATAATGAGCTGATAACAATACGTGGTGGTGAGATGCAGGCGGCTCAATATATGCAACAAGCTAAGTCAACTATGAAAGCTGGAATGATTGGGGCGTTTACATCATTTGGAACGACAGCTTATAATGTTGGTATGATCGGTGGGCCTCAATCTACCCTTGGCTCAACAAAGTTAGGGCTAGGATAATGGCAGAGCTACCACGCTACAGACCGCTAGGCGTTTCAATCGGCAGTATGCCGTCAGTTAACTTTGTTCAAACTGGCGCGGCAGAGGCTCAGGTTTACGACAACATAAGCAAAGGTCTAAACGCTATATCCGACTTTGTTTATAAGCGAGCTGTAGCTGAAGCAGAAATTGCGGCTGTGGAATACGGCGCAGGATTAGCACCAAGCGTTAAACAGCTTGAGGACGCCAGCCGCAGTGGTGTTACTCTTGATCCAGATCTGCCGGATGGCTTTACTATCTTCGACCAAAAGGCTCGCAAGACCGCCATTGACGTAATGCAAACCAATATGGAAATTGCGGCGCGTAATGAAATCAGCGCACTTAGCATTGAAGCTAAAAACACCGATATGTCGGCTGATGAGTTTCAGCTTAAGCTAGATGGCATTATTGACGGTTACAGCTCTGCACTCGGTCAGGTTAATCCAGTAGCGGCAGTTAACTTGCAAGCCGCCATTACACCTGTCGCTAACAGCAAATTAACTACCCACGCCAATGATATGGCGGCTAAAGCTGAGGCGCAAGAAAAAGTGGCGGTGTCATACACCGTTGATGGCATAATTAATAATATCCCTGACATCATTGCGGCTGGCAATAAGATTTCACAAAGAAGGGATCAAGACCCAACCATTACAACTGTCGATGACATATTAGAGGCAGAGCGGAATAGAATTGCTGTACTGGCTTATGGAATAGAAAGCCAAGAGTTTCTTAACGCAAAGCTAACTGAATTTGACAAGAACGTCCTTGAGGCAAAATCTGATTATATTAATGATTGGGTAAGGGGATCGGGGGAAGATGACGTCACAGCCCTTGATCGTTTAGGACAAGTTTTAGATAATAAAATCATTGATGAAAATATTCGCGGATTGATATCTGGTTTATCAATAGAAGAAAAAAACAAAATTATTGCTGATGGCTTTAATGTTTTGGCAGAAGAGGAAAAGATTGCGGAAGTCCAAGACAAAAGAGAAGAAGAAAACAGAAAAGAAATTATAAATGACATAAAGGTTGAAATTGCAGAAGCAATTATAGCTGGTGATCAAGAAGCAAGAATGACGGCCATTAATAAGCTAAAACTTGTTGATGATGAAGAATACGCATCTCAATTAGGGGCTATTGGTGTAGGCGGCGCATATGATGACCCGGACACAATTGACGCATTAAATAGTTTAACGGCTAGCTCATTGCTTACTGAGGATCACATTAAAGATGCGTTGAGTGATGGCGTTCTTACAACTGAGACATCTAAGACTTATTATTCGTCACTAAAAAGCCAAAGAGACGCCAAAAACAACAAAGCAATGTCCATTATTAGAAACCATTTTGGTGTCCCAGAGGCTAGTATTCTAAGCCCATCTGGCGCGGCTGTCTCACCAGAAAATAGGAAAGCTGTAGTAGCGGCAGAACTAGAGTTGCAAGAGGCAGTGGATATCAACCCTGATTTTGATAGGATGGCTTGGGCAAAACAATATATCAAAGATGTTGATGAGGGATTGCCTCGCTCTGAAAATCAAGATACGCGGCTTTCCATAATTAGACAAAATAAATTAAATTCGATGATTGATGACCCTAACTTAAAAATTGAAGACACACAAGAGATAGCGGCATTATTAACGAAAAAGCTCGATGATAATATAATTGATGGCGATGAATATATAGAGCTTTTGGACTTTATTATGAGAAAGAAACCTAAGTAATGTTTAATGAGATATTGAAAAGCATTGCATTGCAGGCAAATGGGGTACCATCTGAAATCGAATACGATGATCAGGGCAATGGTGTTATAAAGGTTAAAACGACTGTTTCTGCGCCTCGTACTTTTAACGGCACGGCTGAGGAATTTTCACAACTACCGCCAGAACAGCAGGATAAATTTATCAAGATGCAGGAGCATATTGATAATTACAATATTCGCAATCGCAACATCCCCGGCGAAGAGGGAGAGTTTAAGCGTTTGCAAGAAGAGGCTATGTCTGTGTTTACTGGAATGGCAGAACAAACGCCACCGCCAGATATACGCACATTTCCGGGTCTTGTTGCTGGAGCCACATCGGCGACCTTTGGCGCTCCGGCCGATATAGCTGGTCTGGTTGGCGGTGGTCTTTATGGCATTTATAAGGCGGCGTTTCCTAATGAAGATGAAACCAGATTGCAATCGGCCGCTAGTGGTTTTGCTAATGTGTTAGGGACTGTGTCTGAAACAGCAGGGTCTATGGCGGCTAGAAACCTATTTGATAGCTGGTTAGACACAATCCCATTAGATGAAGAGACAAAGGGGAAAATTAGCGAAGGCGCTGATCTTGGAGAATGGTTTGGTATACCCGGCGCAGGAACGGCTGTAGCGGTTGGGAAAAAAAGCGTAATGAAGGGTGTTAAGGAACTTGGCGATTTTGTGGCAGGCGCACCAGCTCGCGTAGCGGCTAGACAGGCCGACACGGCGGTGCAATTAAATGCTGGCGTAGATGTGCCTGCCGCTATTGATGAGGCTATTGTTGGGGTTAAAAATTTAATAAACAAAACTGATGAAGCGAGAGCGGCTTACAATGCCGCGCCAAATGATCTCACGCTAAAAAATAAATATTTAGAGTTGCGGCGACAAAGAGATGAGCAAATGTCAGCATTGCCAGATGATGTTGAATTACAGGTTGAGGCTGATTATCGTATGCAACACCAGCCAAGAACTGTTGAAGAGGGCGGCGCTAGATTGGATGATATAACAGGGGGCGGTCAAGTTTTTCCAGATGATGTTTACTCTTCAAAAGGGTTTGAGTATTATGGCGATTCTACGTCAGAGGCAAACCTAGAATCTTACAATATTATAAAGTCTGTTCGCAATAAGCCAGATGAAGAAATAACAATATATAGGGCAGTTCCTAAAGGTGTGACTGATATAAATGAAGGGGATTGGGTTACATTGAGCCAAAAGTATGCTCAAGATCATGCCGAATCTGGATATGGCGCTGATGGTAAAGAGGCCGGAGAAGTTATATCAAAAGTCGTTAAGGTTCGCGATGTCGTAAATGACGGTAATGATTTTAATGAGTTTGGATATTTCCCAGAAACAAATCCGACTATTGTTGGGGCGCAGAAGGTATTTCAAAAACCAACAAAAGAAAACCCTGTTACGGCCGTTGCGCCTACCGAAACTGAGCCGGGCATCATTGCGTTTCACGGCTCTGGTGCAGACTTTGATGAGTTTAAGTTAGAAAAAATTGGCACTGGAATTGGTTATCAAAATTATGGTAATGGCCTTTATTTTTCTGATTCTATAAAGGTTGCCGAATCTTACAAAAAAGAACCGGGAAAAGTATTTATGGTTAAGCTGGGAGTAAAGGAAAAAAATCTTTTAGACTGGCAAAAGCCTTTGAAAGAACAGCCTGTAATGTTAAACAAAATTAGATCGTTAATTGATGACGAGGACATTTTACAAACATTTGATTATAACGTAAACGCCGGAATAGCCGCTGGGAATGCTTATGTAAATTACATATCAGGCTCTAGCCAAAAAACCAGCGAACTGCTTAAATCTGTTGGCATAGAGGGAATTAAATATCTTGATATAGGTAGTCGCGCTGGCGGTAAAAGTATTTCTGATGCGCCTACAAATTATGTTATATTCAATGACAAGGCCATTAAAATACTAGATAAATATGGTATTGTTGGGCCAGTGGCTATAACTGGCGTTGCCGCTAACCAACAAGGCGGCTCAGAAACAAGTGAGACTATGTAATGGCACGACCACCTAAAGATATCACTGCTCGAATTAATGAAATGGTAGACGAGCGCGAGGCTGAAGCTGTTGTGCAAGAAGCGGCTATGGTCAATCCACCACCTGTGGCAGATATTTTAGATGCCCAGCCCCCAGAAGATTTGACGCAAGTAGAGCCGCCAATAACAGAAGACTTGCAACCAGAAATCCAAAAGGTTGGGTTTACTAAATGGATACAAAAACAATCAGAAAAAGTAGCTACTCGCGTAACTGAGGCAGAAAGAAAAGTTTTGCCGGGATTGCCTGATGAACCAATCCAAGATATCGGTGGGATGACAATAATCCGAGAAGCTGATCCAGATGAAATACGAGCCATCAACGAGGCTATCGGCGGCGAATACGTGAAGGGTATAAATCTGCCAGCAATTGCCGCCGCTGATGGCACCGTTAATTTAGCGGAGTATCTTGCTAAATTAAAAGACGCCAACAAGGATTTGTTTGAAACCGCTAGGCGCGGCACGTTAGGATATGATCAATTAATGAACCTAGCTGAAAAGCAGGGTATGGATCATATTGTTGATTATTGGCTGGGACGCAAAAGAGCTAGTGGTGAAACCGCTGAGATGGTCTTAGCTGGTTTGATTGGTGCTAGGCAATTAAGCAAAGCCGCGCAAGAACAATTTTTGAGAGCGTCAACAATAAATGATCCAGAAAAACGCGCCCAAGAGATGTCGCGCTTCCTTCAGCTAGCCACAGCAGAAATGCACTTATACGCAAATATATCTGGCGGCGTTTCTGAGGCCGCAAGAACAACGTGGTTGATGAGCCACGTTAAACGTATGGGAATTGACACAGCTCGCGGCGATGAGCTTATTAAGTTGTTTGATTTAGAGAACACAGAGAATATTGAAATATTCGGCCGTATGTATATGGCACTACCAGACCAAGCCGCTAGGGCTAAATTTGTTCAACACGGCTGGATGTCACGCGGATCTGACATAATGGCTGAGGCGTATATTAATGCTATCTTATCTGCGCCATCAACGCATTTAGTAAACGTAGTAGGAAATAGCGCATTTATTACGATGAGATCTGTTGAACAAATGGCGGCTGGGGCTATAGGTCGCGCTAGGACAGCTTTAGGCATTGGATCAAAAGACAGGGCTTATGTGCGTGACGGTCTTATACAGTTAGACGCTATACGCGAAGCTGGCTGGGACGCATTAATTGTTGCTGGTAAAGCATTCATAAAAGAACAGCCATCGGATTTGGTTTCTAAGATTGATGTTAGAAACCGAAAAGCTATCTCAATGGGGTCTGGCGAGATATTCCAAGAATTGAGAAAAGGCCACCCTATAGCGGCGGCGGTTAATGCCTTTGGTCAATACACAAGGCTAGCTGGTCGTTTCTTGCTTGCAGAAGATGAATTTTTCAAGGGGATCTCCGCTAGGGCATCATTAAGAAAACAGGCATTTCACGCTGGGAAAAAACTAGAAGATGAATTGCTTGCCGCTGGCACAGACCCAGCAGAAGCATTAGCGAGGGGCAAACAGCATTACGCTGATATGCTGAATAATCCTAACGATATAATGAAGAAAACGGCAAAAGAAGAAGCAAAAGAGTTGACGTTTCAAAAAGACTTGGATGGGTTTCTTGGGTCGCTTCAGCCGGGGACAACAAATCCAATATTGAAACTCTTTATGCCGTTTTACAAAACCCCAGCCAATATTGCCAAAGAGGTTTTGGCGAGATCGCCATTAAGAATTGCACACCCAAATTTATGGAAAAATCTATCAAGGGGTGACGCTGTTACTGACGCCGAGCTTTCTAGGTTAGCTGTTGGGACGGTGGTTATGGGTGGATTTTCTTGGTACTCTTGGGATGGCAACCCAGAAACCGACAAGCCTATGATTATCACTGGATCAGGGCCGTCTGATCCAAAGGCGGCTCAAGCAATGCGGCGCTTAAATCTTATGCCGTATTCAATTTGCAAGCGCGGAGAAGACGGCAAATATACTTGCGTGAGCTACAATAGGCTTGATCCTATATCAGGCACTTTGGCTATTGCGGCAGATTTTGCGTATTACGCTAATTATGAAACAGATCAAAGTGTTCTTGAATCGTTAGCTCAAGCCGCTGTTTTAAGCACATATAACTATATGTTGCAACAACCTTATTTGCAGGGCGTCAGTGAGCTTGGGGCTTCAATATCAAATCCTGATGAAGCAAAAGGGTTTGAAAGAGTATCAGAAATGCTTGGTGAAAAACTTGCAACTGGCTTTATATCTGTTCTGCCTACTGTAAGCTCTGGATTTGCCACAATTGAAAGGGAAGTTAATCCAGCGGCGTCTAGCTCAATGATGCCTACTACTGGCATTGCTGGCGAAGATCCTACACAATTGCCAGCATTTGTTAGGGGATTTTATACTGCGTTGCAAAAGGCAAAGGCGCGACACCCATTCTTCAGCGATGAGGTGCCACCAGCATTAAATCTTTGGGGCGAAGTTATTTTGCAAACAGACCCAGCGATACCGCTTGAGGGGCTATCACCAATTAGAATACAAAAAGCAGAGTTTAAGGGTGTTGACGCCGAGTTGGTAAAGTTGGGTAGAGGCGTAGCAATGCCGGGCAAAAAAATTAGCGGCGTCTTGTTAAATGCTGAACAATACAACAGATGGCTTGTATTAATGAATGAAATTGATAGCTCTGGCAAAATGCCTAATGAAAAAGGCTACGATGAAAACAAAACACTTTTGCCCTATCTAAATGAGTTAATCAAAACAGATGATTATCAAAGTTTAGATAAAGAAGACAAGATAGAAATAATCAGAAGTATCGTGGCTAAGTACAAACGAGCCGGGAAAGTTATGATGTTAATGGAATACCCAGACGTCAAGGCAAGGGTAGAAGCGGCTAAATAAATAGGGTATACTGCACACCAGCGAGGTAACAGATGGCAGACTATAACATTAATGCAGTGACACGCCGGGTCGTGTTTACAGGTTCAGCAGGCACTGGGCCGTATAGCTTTACGTTTGAGGTGCTGGATGAAAATGATCTGGCCGTATACTTTAACACGACTAAGCTGACGCTGACGACTGACTACACTGTTTCTATTGCGGCTAATGGCACCGGGTCGGTGACGATTGTTGTCGGCACCAACGTGCCATCCACGCCTACCGCGTCTGATCAGATTGTTATTGTTGGTGCCAGAGACATTGAGCGTACCACCGACTTTGTTACTGCCGGGGATCTTCGCGCCTCAGCTCTAAATGAACAGCTAGACGGCCTAACCATTTTTGATCAGCAGATTGCAGAAGAGCAAAAGCGCACATTGCAAGCCCCGGTCTATGACCCAGCTCACGTTGATGATGGCGGCACATTAGATATGACGTTGCCAGCTAAGGCGGCTCGCGCTGGTAAGTATCTGCAATTCAATAGCACGACAGGCAATCCAGAGGCTGGCCCTGACAGCACTGACGTCACAACACTGGCTGATATCGCCACAGATATTGCTACATTAGCTGATATTGAAGATGGTACTGACGCAACGGACGCTATTCAAACTGTCGCTGGTATCTCAGCTAACGTGACAACGGTTGCTGGTATATCCGGCAACGTAACCACAGTTGCTGGCAACACATCAAACATTAACGCTGTGGCGGCTGACGCTACCGACATTGGAACGGTGGCGACAGACATAGCCAATGTAAACACTACTGCTGGCGCAATAGCCAACGTCAACACTGTGGCTGGTGCTGTGTCTAATGTTAATACGGTTGCGACTGATATAGCCAACGTAAATACTACCGCCGCCAATATTGTTGATGTTAATACCTTTGCGGTGCGGTATCGGATTGGCGCGACTGATCCTGTTACCTCGCTTGATGAAGGTGATCTATTCTTTAATACCACCGACAACACGCTAAAGTATTATAACGGCTCATCGTGGACTGCCGTTGCGTCTGATGGGAATGACGTTGCTGGCGTATCGTCTAATGATACCACCCCCGGCTATCTGAATGGTAAGCTAGTGGCCGGATCAAACATTACGCTGACAGAGAATAATGATGGCGGCAATGAAACATTAACGATTGCAGGCGCAAGTGGTGAGGTTGTTGACGACACCACACCCCAGCTTGGCGGCAACTTAGACGTTAACGGCAATAGCATTGTCAGCGTATCTAACGGCGACATTAATATCACTCCTAACGGCACTGGCAATGTTTCGCTTGGCAATTTTACCTTTGATGCTGACCAGACGGTAGGTGCTGGGCAAGATAACTACCTGATGACCTACGATAATGGGTCTGGTACTATTAGCTTAGAGGCCGCCCCTGCTGGTGGTGCTGGTTATTTCCAAGGTGAGAATGGCGCAACTGGTGACACGACTAACGGCAAGGGCGACATATTTAGAGTGCATGAGCAACAGCTTGACACTAACACAACCATCGCGGCTGGCGACAACGCTGGGGCTTTCTTTAGCTTGACCGTTGCAAGCGGAGTTACGTTGACCATCAACGGCAATCTGGTGATAGCATGAGTACATTAAAAGCAGATACAATCCAGAACACATCGGGCGGTGCAGTCACGCTGACTGACCAAGTTGCGGCAAAAGCACGTTGTAAATGGAATGGACAAGGAACAGTAACAATTAACGAATCTTTTAATGTTAGTTCATTAGACGATAATGCTACAGGTCAGTATGATGTAAATTACACAAATGCTTTTGGCACTGGCCACTACACTTGCGTAACATCTGGTGCTGGCGGTTCAGGAGTAAGTGGCCCTTATGATGCGGCTGACCAAGTAACTACTTATGTGAATATTAGATATTACTCTGGGGGATATTATGATGCCAACACTTGTAATATGGCAAACATTGGAGACTTAGCATGAGTACCATCCTAGTTGACAATCTCACAGGCAAGACCTCTGCTGGCTCTATTACGGTGACGAGCGAGGGCGGTGCGGCTACTCAGTCCTTGCAACAGGGTTTAATAAAAGTTTGGGCAAGTATAAAGGGAACAGGTACTGTTTCTACTAGAGACAGCGTTAATCAAAGTAGTGTAACCGACCACGGTACAGGTGCTTATTCTTCTAATTTTACATCAGCTATGTCAAATGATGACTTTGTAGGTAGCATTTCAAACACGCTTGATGATGGTGTAAATTCAAACGGACAATCTAGTTGTATTGAAAATAACAGCACAGACCCTGAATTTACAACAACAACAGCAAGAGTTGTTACAGAAAACACAGCTTATAACAATAATGATAGCCCATATGTTGGTATTACAGTAATAGGAGACCTCGCATAATGGCTGGAACAATTATAGCAGATACCCTGACCCACAGCACCGCAGGTTCGGTGACTACGGACTATGTTGTTAATGGTAGTGCGAAGGCTTGGGCAGTGACTGACCTTACTGGAACATTAAGCGACAGCTTGAATGTTAGTTCGGCAGACGATGATGGAACAGCAGACTTTGGATTAAACTTTACGAACAGTTTTGGAAGCGCGGCTTATGTGGCAAACATAACTCCAAACGTAACGGCTCTTAATCCTAGACTATATCTTGTGTCACCTTCACGAGCAACGAGTGCTTGTGAGTTTAGGGGTATGGAAAGCACATCGGGTACGCAACTTGAATCTAACGTCACGGATACAATGGCATCAATTCAAGGAGACCTCGCCTAATGCAGACACCTGATTTCAAAGGCACACACTTGTTTGACCGACTGTGCTGGGCTAAAGAAAACCTAGACGGTGTGCAGTCTGACTACCGTGTTGTCTATGAGGACAGCGTGGACGAGTGCGCCAAGATACTTGTGCCTGACCCTAACTGGATGGCTTGCGCTTTACAAGGCGGCATCCTACCCCCAGTGTGGGTGTATCACGAGTTAGCTAAAGACGAAGCACAACCTGATTTCAAGAAGCATACTCGTGGCTATTTACTGCATGAGACTGAGCCTATGCCAGCGATGACTGAGGAACAGGCTATTGAATACTTAATCATGAAGGACATCCCTCAGCACGTTTGGCAAAGCTGGGATGAGGGCAACCGCCCGAAGATGGTTATCTGCAAGAAAGAGCAGTTACCAGCAACAAGAACGTGGCGCAATGCGTGGCGTATATCTGATGAACTTAACTTAGCCGCATAGGAGACAACTATGGCTGTAACAACTTATATCGTGGACAAGGACGGTAATCAGATTGATGCGTCAACTGCAACCGTTCCAAACAATCGTGACTTTCGCGGAGCGTGGTCACTGTCAGGCAACGTGATTAGCGAAGACCTGACCAAGGCAAAAGAAATCTTCAAGGACAAGGTGCGTGAGGTACGCAAGCCTTTGCTTGATGCGAAGGATGTGGAACTGATGAAGGCTCTCGAAACTGGCTCAGACACCTCTGCCATTGCGTCTGCTAAACAGGCACTGCGTGATGCACCAGCCGCTTCTGCGATTGATGCCGCAAGCAATATGACTGAGCTAAAGGCCGCTTGGGATGCAAGCCTGTTGGGTGATAGCCCTTACGCATAAGGATAAGACAATGGAAATGAGCAATCTTCTTGACGTTCTAATATTTGTTATAATCGGTGGTGGTGCTTGGTACATTAACCAACTCACTGCTAGGATTAACCGTCTGGAAGAACGCATCAATTCCACCAGAGAAACTTTCATCCACAAAGATGAGATGTCAACTATGATGGGACGTATTGAGGACAGGTTTGCTAGGTTAGAAGACTTGTTGCATCGGTTGATGGAAAAGTGAGCCAGTTTCTTGTCATCTTTGTTATCCTGACGCAACAGATGACATTTGTTATAAAGCCTTACGACTTAGATTATTGCCCTAGTTACGAAGAAGCAAAAGCGAATATGTCACATTTATACCAACAATATGATGTGGGGTATTGGTCGTATCAGTGTTTTAATCGAGGCAGTAATGTGTGATGTCAAAGTTTGTTGTTGCTTTTTCTTTAGTGATGTATCTGGGGACAGGTGATGACCGAAGACCTATTGATACAAATCTCAGATTTTATAATGTGGATGATTGTCTTTATTTTGCATCTCGCCTTGCTGAACGACACGGTAACTATAGCCATATAGATTTTATTGACCCAAGAGACAGGGTTACGACAT